AGGGCCGTGAACACGGCACCAACGTCCCCGAAAACCTGCCCAACCCCGCATCGCAGACCCTTTTCCATGAGGCATGGGCCTTGATCCCCGTCAAACAGATGCAAGGAACGGTCAGAGAGGCTCTTGACTAAGAAGAAACACGCGCCCCCTCGCGACCAATACTGCATATTCCACGCGACTTGATGAGATCGGAGATTGACTGCATTGCTTTTGCTTGTCTTCAATTCAATCCAGAAGGGTAATCCATCCCAGATTACATGCACATCGGGAACTCCCCCGCCATGTACGTTCTCAATCCGTGTCGCTGATGCCTTCGGAGGTAAGTTCTGCCTTATCGTGTTCCAAAAGTTCGCCTCTGGTCCCTTTGACATCTGTCACATCCTTGAACTCAGCATCTATCACAAATGCTTGTGGGAATTTCTTTTGGAGATCCGCAAGCCGACCGACTATTTCATCACGGGACATGGTGTCGATGGTGTGTGTCTGTTCCCGCCTGTCTACAGTCAGACCACCAAGTGCTGATCGTATCTTTTCAGCATTGATAGCGGCAGAGAATTGACCTGCCTCTTCAGCCCCCTCGGACAGCTGGTGTAGGCGTTGCAGTTGTCCGATGGTTGACACCCCATACCGGCGTTCTCTTTCATCGCGCATCTCTTGTATATATTCTAGTACATGAGGATAGTCCCGACCGTTTAGCAAACGAGAGGCGTGTTCTTGTGCAAGGGACGTTTTGTATCCGGCTTTTCTTGCACTCTCAGCATTGGAGTAGATGCCTTCCACGATGTGCCGTGCAAAGGTCATTTGTCTGGGCGTCAGCGTTCTGGAGTGTGCTTTCTCGATCTTCTTTTTCAGCGATGCCATAGCAAAATCCTCAATGTTTACAGGCATTATAGGTGTCGCTGCGCGGTGCATCAAGTTTACATATAGTGTTTTTTCCAGAGGAATTGGGACGGGTTGGACCGAAAAATCTAGGAGAGGGCAGTACGAGGCAACTGGTTAGGTGAGTACACCTGAGTACACCCTGAGTACACCTATCATTAGTATGGTGTACTCAGGGTAAAAACTGTTAACTCATTGTTCAGTAGTAATAAAATCGTGTATCATTGTGGGGTGAGTACAGTGAGTACACCAAAACCCAATAATTTTCAGTTCAAAAAGTTTTAAAATCTCCAGCAACTCCCTATAGTGTACTCACAGAAACATTTTGACATCGGGCCGTGCTGCGTTTAACTTGATTCGCGAGGCATGGTGCTTCGACTAGTAGTAGAGAGGAAGATAGAAGATGGAACTCCAAGATATATTTAACAAGGCATCTGAGCATTTATCCGCGATGTCTGGTCCGTGTCTGCGGAACCGTTCTTGTGTTTATCGTGATGGTAAGGGCGGCATGTGTGCTGTTGGTGTGTTCATTACTGATGAGCATTACACTCCGGAGATTGAGAGCATTGGCATTGCTGATGGCAACCGTGGTGATTTGGTTCGTGACGTTGTTGCGCGGTCTTTGGGTTTGAAAGCATTGACCCGTGATCAGTTGTCTTTGTTTGCTGCTTTACAGGATGTTCATGACGAGTGGGATTGTGATGTTCGTTATGGTGTGGAAGATGATACGTTACATGAGGTCAATCACTCTGAGGTTATGCAGAGGAATTTAGAGAACGTCCGCAACCGTTTTGATTTGGAGTGCTTGTCATGAATTTGGAATTGAAATCTATTAAGTACACTGAGTGGATGTCTGAGGAGACATTGTGTTTCACTGCCAATCTTTGGGTAGATGGCAAGGTCTTTGCTGAGGTTAGCAATCAGGGTCATGGCGGTTGCACTGACGTTCGTCCCCACTCTAAATTCAAGTTAGATAGCACTGAGGGTGCGATGCCTTTTTACCGTCAGTTAAAGAAGGTTGAGGCACATTGTAATGCGATGCCTAATCTTGAGCCGTGTGCTTTGTTTGGTGAGGGTTTGCCCATGGATTTGGAACTGTGGTGCAACATGGAGGTTGAGGCATTTTTGGCGCGGCGTGATATGAAGCGCAAGTTAAAGAGCCATGTTTTGTTTCAGATTAAGGGGCAGGACGGCATTTACCAGACCAAGTACCATCCTCGTAAGACTGACGGTTCGTGGACTGTGTTTGGTTCTGAGAAGCGGCGCATATTAAATGACATGCCTTTGGAAACGGCCTTGGAGATTTGGAATTCGCGAGGTTTTAACTGATGCCATCTCTTTGGTTCACACCTACGGATCCTCGCAATACTGCGGGGGTTCGTGTTCACATGATTGCTGTATACGAGCGGTGGATGAAGGAAAATGGTTTTGCTGATTATGTTGGCGATGCCATGGATTTTGCTTTGGAAGAGGGGTCCAACCTGTCTCACTGTCAGCGCAATTTCGTGAATGCATACATTCAATTATGGGAGGCTATGGACGATGGCGGTTATTAGATCTGAGCAATACGTTGAGTTGTACTCTGAATTAGCAGAGTTGATGTTGGAAGCGAACAACGTTGATTTGCCGCCTGAGATTTTGTTGGTGACTGAGGCGAACGGCGATGTGCGTTACACTGACGCCGCGCAAGATCGGTTTAACGATTACTGTGATGAGGTTGAGGCTGTTTTGTCGAAGAACAATATCATCAAGGTGTCTGATTTTGAGTACAACGTTTTGCAAGTTGCTCTTGATCACATGATTGAGCATCAGGAAGGCCTTAAGTTGTACGAAATTGAGATAGATCCGTCTGATGATGTACCATGCGATGATGCTCAGTGGGATGACATTTGTGAGAGATTGGAAGCCGCCAAGAAATTGAAGGCGTTGTTTTCATGAGTGCGTATTACAATGAGATAGATCCGTTTGCCGCTGATTGGCTCCGCAACTTAATTGGTGCGGGGTTAATTGCGGATGGAGTAGTAGATACTAGGAGCATCAGTGATGTCAGACCAGAGGAACTTTTTGAATTTACTCAGTGCCACTTCTTCGCAGGAATTGGCGTCTGGAGCCACGCACTCAGGGGTGCGGGATGGGACGATGATCGACCTGTCTGGACGGGATCCTGTCCGTGCCAGCCTTTCAGCGGGGCAGGCAAGAGAGAAGGGGTTGCTGACAAGCGGCACTTATTCCCAGACTGGTTCCACCTCATCCGCGAGTGCCGCCCTGCAACGATCTTTGGAGAACAGGTTGCGAGTAAAGACGGCCTTGGTTGGCTCGACCTTGTACAAGCTGACATGGAAGGAGAGGGCTACGCCTTTGCACCGTTCGATTTGTGCGCTTCGGGCTTCGGTGCGCCGCACATCAGGCAACGATTGTGGTTCGTGGCCCACTCCGACCACGCGGGATCACAAGGGCGGATATCAGGGTGGCCGCATTCGGAACGGCAAGATCAGCACGGACACATTGGATGTGGCGGCACAGTTGACGGGATGGCCCACTCCGAATGCAACCAACAACGGTCAGGGCGAGGAACCGGACGCGAAGGTCAAGCGGGGCATGAATGCGGGGTTGAACCCAGCGGACGCGGCGAGATTGGCGGGATGGACAACGCCGGCGGCATCGGACGGGACGCGGGGCGGCACGGGAATTACGGCGGGGATGTCCGGATCGAGTTTGACGCAACTGTCGAAGATGTCGGGCTGGCCCACTCCTCAAGTAGCGGACGACAATATGAGCCGAGTGTCAAATCCCCAAGAGTACAGTCGCAAGAGATTGGAAACGAGGAACGCAGGCCAGAACTTGGCGGACACGGCTCAAGCCTTGGTTCAGGCGCAAAGACTAACGGTGTCTGGCGAGATGCAGACTGGCTCTATTGCAGGGATGGAAAGTGGAGGCCAGTTGAACCCAGCACTTTCCCGCTGGCTAATGGGATTGCCGGTCGCGTGGGACGATGCCGCGCCTACGGGAACGCGATTGTCTCGGAAGTCGCGCAAGGATTAATCAGTAGTTTTATGGAAGGAGAGAGAGATGGCACGATTTGAGTGTGTAATAACAATTAAGGTAAATCCGGTACGTGAGGCGGAAAGCCGTGAGGAATTTATTGAAAAAATTATTGAGGAATACAACGATCAATGTTTTGGCTTGTTTGATATTGACGCATCAGATTTGTCAGAAATTACAGAAGGATAGAGAGAGATGGCTGACGAATATGATTACAGAAAACGCATGAGTGCTTTAAACAACGCGGCGTATGCCGCTGTTGGGGTGTGTCCACATAAGTATCCGCACCCTACCTTTAAGGCCTTGGTTAAGATTTGTCATGAGATTGACGCTCTCATTGACGATGAGACATGGGGCAGGGACAACATGCCGCCTGATGAGTGGACCGCTGCGGGTGGATTGAAGGCATTTTGTAAACAGCAAGGAGAGAAGTAATGGGATTAGATGCATATTTAATTGCGGAGCGGAACAACACTACAACGAGTGTTGTGAAGGAAAAGTATGAGGCTGTTGACCGGCCAACGGAAGCGGTCGGTCACGTAAAGACGGGGGACGCAGAGTTGCGTCCTTCTGAGGTTTGCTGGCCTATTGCCTCGGTCCGGTTGGAGATCCAGTACTGGCGCAAGCACTGGGATTTGCATGAGTTAATTAACCAGAGCTATGCAAGCCCTGATGAGTACAACGAAAACCCTATGAAGGTGTATTTATCTTCTGATAATTTGCGGGAGATTGCGGCTAAGATCCGCGATGATTTAACGGAGGACGCAGACCCTCGGTATCGTCACCATACAGAAAGGGAGGAGTACGCTAAGAAGTTTGATTTAGCGGCTGATTGGATTGAGTTCGATGGGTGGAACAGATCGGTTTATTATCGGGGAGATTTCTGATGCTTGATTACACTTGGGGCGCAAGCACCGTTGCTACTAAGTACGTGCATCAACGGTTGCATGAGGTTTTGGACATGGAGGATAATGACTCTATGTGCATAGCGTTGTCTCAGTTTTATGCTGAGTTAGCGGAAAACTATTACAAGGACACGGGTCAAAGGATTGGTGATCCGCATGATTGAGTGTCCGGAGTGCAGTTACACTGGTCACAAGGGCATGGTTGAGAAGACCTTGTACCAGCGGTTTGGCGAAACGTTAGAGCCGGTAGCTGAGTGGGTTGCTTGTGAGAATTGTGATGGTTCTGGAGAAGTGGAGCCTGAAGATGAGTACGCATAGCGTTAAGGCAAAGTCGCGGCATCCAGGGGCGCCGCGACAACATTTCAAGGTCGCTCATCTGACCTTTGAATTAACTGATACCACGTTTGCATTGATAGCTGGTGAGGCGGTCTTGGAGAAGGACCGCCGGCCATTGTTTACGGGTGTTATAACCAAGGGCATAGCCACTGAGTTGCGTAGGTTGGCCCATCATTTTGACGAGAGGGAAGATAAACTGTGAATGCATCAGAAAGAAGACAGAGAGTATTGGACGTTGCCGCTGCGGAGAACAAGCGGATGTTGGAACAGTATGGGTATCGAGGTCCGAATTACGACATTAAAAATGAGGTTGTTGAGGGGCGCACTGGCAGGTTTGCTACCAAGCAGGGGCGCCCATTGCAGTTAAATTCTAAGATCATCATGGACATGACTACGGAGGGGCGCAACGCGAATGAGATTGCCGCTGCCTTAAACATGCAACGCAAGAGCGTAATTCGCACGGCGCTCAGACATGGTATAGATATCATT